GTCTGACGAACAATAGCAAAACGAGTGTATCGGATGCCGTCAAGGGCGGGGGTTTGTTCGCAGGCGCGGCGNAAAAGTTCGAAGAGGCAAGCGGTGGTTTTGCCGGAACCCACAGGGCCAGCGATAAGACGCCCAAAGGCTTCGGACTTCATGAACAACGCGCAGGTGGGGGGCGCAGTGTAATTAATGGAGGTCATTTTTCACCAAGTAGTTGTAGGCTTTCAGTAATGATTCGGGTTGATCACCGAGGATACCGAGAGACCTGTTGCATTGATTACATAGTAAACCACGAACCCTATTGGTTACGTGGCAGTGGTCTACGCTTAATACACCGTGTTTTTCATCGGATGAAGTTCTATCGCACAAAGCGCAGGTACCTCGTTGGGCTAATAACATATCGAAATATTCATTTATTGTTATACCATATTTTCTTCGTAACCGGCTTTCTCTTGCTTTTTCAGGGTTTTTTTTGCGTTTATCCCTCATATCTTTTTTAATTTTTTCGCTATGTCTACGATAATATGCCTTTTGGTTTTTATTTTTTTGGGCCCTATTAGCTTCGGTTTTAGTTTTCATGGTCTATTACCTTGGAGGTAACATCCTTTTCAATTTTTAAAGTTTTGTCGGCTCCAAGGTTGATTGTAACAGAGAATTTTTCTCCTACGACGTTGGAGTCGTAGTTAGTTCCTTTGATTCCGGCGAACCCGGCTACGGTTTTGAGGATGTCATTTTTAGCATTTAAGGCTTCACGGGGGTCGTGGGCACGGGCAAAGAACTCGGGGAGGGACTCTTCTACGAACGCGAGGGACTTTAAACGTACCCGTTCAGAGGTATTTGTGGCGCTTTGCCATGATTCAACCGCTGATCTAAGGAGGTTTTGGAACGAATTAGTCTTGGAGATTGTTGCCCAATCATCCTTATCTATGCCATGGGTAGACAATATTTGCTCAAGCGGTATAATATCCATTGCGATTTCTCGCGCGAGCTTTAAGAATGTTAATTCATTAAGGCTACCGTGTTGCTCGGTGAGAGCATTCATGTTTTACTCCGTGGTTATAGAACAGTTGATTTCTACCCCCATTGTACTGTATTGATGGGGCAATCGTCGAGAGCCGGGAACCATTTTAATGGCAGTATCATCAATGGGTAGCGTTTTACGGGTTGTTGGGCCGGGGCAGTTAGATGCCGCGATCAAAGCCCGTGAAGAAGAAATTGCGTCCTCCCAAGATGCAGCTAACTCACCAGACCAGCTTACACCGCTGGTTTCTTATGTACATAGACAGTTTGATATATTCAAGCGTCACCGCAATAACGCTATGGCAGGTTGGTCAGACCGGCTGATAAATGCGTTGCGTGTGTTTAATGGGCAGTATGATTCGGCTAAGCTTAACGAGATTCGCCGGTTTGGTGGGTCGGAAGTTTATGCCCGCGTGATTGCCATGAAGTGCCGTGGCGCGTCATCTTTGTTGCGCGATGTGTACCTTTCCCCTGACCGCCCTTGGGGTTTGGACGCACCAGATGATCCTACCATACCACCAAACATCATGCAGTCAGTTAATCAACTCGTGCAGTCCGAGATGCAGACCATGGCGTCTCAGGGCCAACCGCCAGATATCGACGCTATTCGCGACCGCACCATGCAGCTTGTGGAAGCAGCACGCCAAGCGGCAAAGAAAAAGGGCAATGAGCAGGCGCGCATAGCCGAGGACAAGCTTGACGAAATTCTTAAAGAAGGTGGATTTTACAAGGCGTTATCTGAGTTTATTACTGATTTGCCATTGTTTCCGTTCGCGGTAATCAAAGGCCCAGTAGTGCGTATTGTGCCAGAAGTTACTTGGCAAAGTAACCAAGCTACCGTTCAGCAGAAACCTAAACTAACATGGACCCGTGTGTCCCCCTTTGATATTTGGTGGACGCCGGGTGTGTCTGATATTGAGGACGCATCGGTCATTGAGCGCACCCGCCTTACCCGTTCAGACCTCAACGATCTCCTTGATTTACCCGGATATAATACCGATGCCATCAGAGCTGTTCTTGATTTGTACGGTACCGGGGGGCTTGTGGATAACTGGGACCAAACGGACTCCGAGCGTGCAGTTCAGGAGAGCCGTGAGAACCCACAGCTTAACCAGTCTGGGTTGATTACNTGCCTTGAGTATACGGGGAACGTACAGGGTAAGATGTTGCTCCAGTACGGGATGGATGAAAGCCANATTTCTGACCCTATTAGGGACTATTTTGTACANATTTGGACCATTGGAAATTACATTATTAAGGTCCAAATGGCCCCAAGTCCCCGTAAACGGCACCCATATTANATCACATCATTCGAAAAAGTGCCCGGAACACCCGTTGGAAATGGCCTTCCAGACATCCTAAATGACATCCAAGAAGCCTCAAATGCCACTTTGAGAGCCCTAATTAACAACCTTTCGATCAGTTCTGGCCCTCAAGTCGTCGTAAATGATGACCGTTTGACCCCTGATGAGGACGGTGAAGAGCTTTATCCGTGGAAGCGTTGGCACGTTCAAAGTGACCCAATGGGTAATAATGGGTCTCCACCCATCAGTTTCTTCCAACCAAACTCGAATGCCCAAGAACTTTTGGGCGTTTACCAGCAGTTTGTTAACATGGCTGACGATTTATCGGCTATTCCCAAGTACTTGTCAGGTAACGGCGCTGGCGGCGGAGCAGGTCGTACTGCTTCCGGTTTAGCCATGCTTATGGGGAATGCGTCCAAGATACTCCAAACAGTTGCGGCTAATATTGACCGCGATGTATTGGAACCATTGCTTGGTGGGTTGTTTGATATGGTCATGTTGACTGATCAATCAGGACTGCTGACCGGCGAAGAAAAAGTTCGCGTCCTCGGTGTTTCTGTTGCGGTGCAAAAAGAAACCCAGCGTGCACGCCAGCTTGAGTTCTTGCAGATTACAGCTAATCCAATGGATGCCCAGATCGTTGGACCTAAGGGGCGTGCGGCAATTCTTCGTAACGTCGCAACCACAATTGGACTTCCGGGCGAAGATATTGTACCAAGTGAAGATCAACTTGACCAAATGCAAAAGCAGGCGGCAGCAGTTGCTCAAGCGCAGGGCCAACCCGGTCACGGTGGTATGGGTAACAATGCAGCAGGTGCGCAGGGCGGACAAGCTGGAACTGGGGCAAGCGGCGATATGGGGCCGCGCACTAATATTTCTGGAGGCTAAGATGAAAAATATGTCCACCGTTCGCCAGCTCCAAAAACCTCCACGGGTCAACATGCCTAAGGGTGAAAAGGTTGTGCAGATTCGTGGTAAGGGTTTTAACATAGGCGGTTTTGACCCAAAATCTTCTAACAATGTAAAGCCAATTCCTGATGCGAAAGTAAAAGGGATGTCGGCCCCAGCAGGTTCTTACCTTCCAACTCAAGGGTTGGCTAAGGGTGGAAAAGTCCAAGCCATGGCCTATGGCAAGGGCAGTAAAGTCATCTCTTGTCAGAACTATTAAGGAAAAAAACTCATGGCTAAAAATTCTCAGGTAATGGGTAAAGAGAAATCCGAAAAAGATAATCTCTTTGCTAGAGGCGGTTCAACCAAGATGTTTGGTCCGCAGGATGCTTCGCTGGCTAATGCAGGCACTTCTTCGCCAAACAATGGCAACGTAAAAGCTAACAACACTTGGGGTGTTGGTAATAACATTGGTAAAGGCACGATGTTTGGTGAGCAGGATGCTTCGCCAGCTCAGCCCGGTGAATCTTCGCCAGCTAATGGTCGCAAGGCACCAGATAATAAATGGGGTGTTAGCGGCGGTACAACCAAGATGTTTGGTCCACAGACCGCAGATACGGCCCTTCCGGGTTCNTCTGCNCCTCGTAANGGTTAATTTAGAAAGGTACTCCAATGNGTGTTGTAGCTAAACTTTTTGTTGATCCGAGTGATGTCTCGGGTGCTCTTGCTGCTCGTGATTCGGTTACGAACGCTATTACTGCATATGCAGGCGGCGGTCAGACCAATGCGGTAGCGCTTACTTCCGCGATTAACCGCGTTACCACAGTGGCTTCCGCCGCTGATTCGGTAAAGCTTCCTGCTGCGACTCCCGGTGCATCTGTTTTTGTAGTAAACGCAGCAGCTACAAACTCGATGAACGTGTTCCCGCAGACTGGCGAGATCATCAATGCTCTATCGGCCAACGCATCTTTTGCTGTTGCAGCTAATAAGACGGCTATATTTATTTGTGCAGTTACAGGTACTTGGAACTCGATTCTTACAGCATAACATCATTGACCCCGGCTAATAACCGGGGTCAATTTTACCAGAGGTTATTATGGCAAGTAATGGTTCAGATGATCCGCAACGCCGCGATTATAGTAAAAATTCTACCGGAAAACAGGAGATTTACATGGCTGGTATGAGCAGCGGTTCGGACGATCCGCAGCGTCCAAACTATAAGAAAACAGCATCGCTTGGTGAGAAACCAGCTAAGCAGATTGCACACGAAATTCTTCCGAATCGGCACGCCCGCGCAACCATTACAGGTGGCGATCATGTACAGCGTTCGATGAACAACTATTCGAAGATGACCCCAGCCGACGCTAACGGCGTAGGTACGATGGGTATCAACATCTTCTCAATGGGTCGCAATAATTAATGGATGAAGACCTCATCGTTAGAGCTGCGATATTAGCCAGAACTGCCCCTGAAAACTGGAAAGAGTTTTTGGGGGCATTTACACAATATACAAACAAGCAACGGGATAATCTTGTTGCATCGCCCTTCGAAACATTGCCGGTAGCCCAAGGACGCGCGCAAGCTTGCACCCGTCTCCTTGACCTATTGGTCAATTGCCAATCCAAGGCCGATCAATATCAAGGAAAACGTAAGTGAAAGAAGTAACTCTTCCGATTGACACAGATGTCAAATTGCCTGCCGCAGTTCTAGCCGCAGCCGCACGTTCCGAAGAAATGGTTAAAGCACTCAATAACCAAGAACAATCTCAAGTTACCTCAGAAGGTAACGAATCGTCACCTGAATTTTCTTCCCAAACATTTTCAGCTCAACCCCAACAGGCAGATTCCGACCCTAATGGTGACCCTGATAACCAAACTTGGGAGCACAAATATAAATCTGTTAACGGGCGCTATACCCGGCAGCAAGAACAGGTCCGGCAGATGTCGGAACAGATTCAAAACTTGCAAAATGTTATTAGTACCTTGCAGTCAGCGCCCCCCACCACTTCAACTATTCTACCAGATTTGTCGGCTGAAAAACTCATTACTGCGGATGAAGAACGGGATTACGGTTCCGATTTCTTAAATGTTGTGGGTAAAAAAGCCCGCGAAGAATTGACTCCCGTCGTTAAGGCTTACGAAGCAAAAATTGCTGAAATGGAAGCAAAACTCCAAGGTTTGAATGGGGTTATGGCCCAAGATAGCCAGTCTAAACTTCTTTCTACCCTAGACAGTCGTATGCCCGATTGGAGAGATTTAAATACAAATTCAGAATTTCTTGACTGGTTGCGCTTGCCAGACCCGTATTCTGGTGATATTCGTCATGATATGTTGAAGTCTGCGTATGCGCGCGGCGATGCCTCCCGCATATTAAACTTCTTTAACGGCTTCCTCGCTGAAGAGGCTGCTGTGGCACCCGCAGGATACGGGCCGAACCAAGGTCAGACCACTACGGTCCCCAAGGTTCCGCTAGAAAACTTCGCGGCACCCGGCAGAGCCAAGACTGCGGCAGGCTCCAATTCGGCCCCCGTAGAGAAGCCCATCTTCACACGCGCGCAGATCGCTGCGTTCTATTCGGAAATCGCTGCCGGGAAGTATCGCGGCAAAGATGACGCTAAGAACAAAGCCGAGGCTCAAATCTTCGAGGCTCAGCGTGAAGGGCGCATCCGTTAACTTTTTCATTAAGGAAGCTTAGCAATGGCTATTCCATCATCGGGTTTTGGTATCGCAGGCAGCGCCACCAGCCCATCCATCTACCCATCCGGTGGTACCGGTAACGCCTTCCAGTCAAACGGGTTTATTCCTGAAATCTGGTCGGGCAAGCTTGTAGAAAAGTTTTACGCTTCGACGGTTCTTGCAGCAATCTCGAACACGGACTATGAAGGCGAAATTCGCAATCAGGGTGACCGCGTTAAGATTCGCACGAAGCCAACGATTACGATTCGCAACTATTTGGCCGACGGCACGCTCTCGCTTGATCGTCCAGAAGGTTCAAACGTCGAACTTTATATCGGTACCGGCAAGTACTTTAACACGGTTCTCGATGACGTTATGGACGTTCAGTCTGATTTGAACGCTCTTTCGATCTGGTCCGATGACGCCGCTCAGCAGCTCAAGATTGCGGTTGATACCGATGTTCTTGGCGGCATTCTTAGCGGTATGCCAACGACTAACCGTGGTACCGCCGCTGGCGCAATCACTGGTTCGATCAATCTTGGTTCAACTGCTTCGCCACTGACGATTGTTTCGCGTTCACCTTCGACCGGTCAGGTTGAAATTCTCGACGCAATCCTTCGCCTTGGTCAGACCCTTGATGAACAGAACATTCCAGAAGATGGCCGTTGGGTCGTCATTCCTGCTTGGGCTGCTCAGTACCTCAAGTTCTCTGATCTTCGTCAGGCTTATTTGACGGGTGATCCTTCAACCCCACTGCGCAATGGGCGTATTGGCATGATTGACCGTTTTACGGTCTATGTGTCTAACTTGCTCCCAACCGGTACCGCCGGTGGTCTTTCGGCCAGCCAGTTCGTAATCTACGCAGGTCATGCCCATGGCTTGACGTTTGCTTCGCAGATTTCGAAGGTTGAAACCCTCCGTTCTGAGCTTACTTTCGGCACGATTCTCCGTGGCCTTCAGGTCTATGGTTATCAGGTTGTCGATGGTAAGGCACTTGCTCAGGCAGTTGTTCTTAAGGGTTAATAATTAAGGGGGGCTTAAACCCCCCTTTTTTCCCCGTAATTTTTACATGAGGATTTGAACATGGTTGCTCGTTTTGCTTCTACTATGTATAGCATTGGCGATGGCATCAACTTGGCTGTTGATGTTGCTAATGCCACCAGCCAACGAACCGTTACTAGTGTTACTAGTAGCGCCCCAACTTTGACTGCTGCCCAGATGGTTAACGGTATCGTTACCCTTTCTGGTCAGACTACTGCTCAGACTGTAACGACGGATACTGCAACGGCTATTGTTGCTGCTATTCCTAACGCGCAGATTGGTCAGACATTTGAAGTGGTTATTCAGAACGGCCACACTTCATCCGGCACAGCTACTTTGTCGGGCGGTACAGGTGTGACGATTACGAATACCTACGCAACTGCTGCTCAGCCAATTACGACAACCCGCCAGTATCGCGGTGTTGTTACGGCTATCGCAACCCCAGCGGTTACGATTTACCCAGTCGGGCAAGTTGCTTAATAATAACGAAGTGGGGGGTAAAACCCCCACTTTACCTTCGAGGTAAGTTATGGCGCTTGATACTGTTCAAAATTACGTTGACCGCGCTCGGGTTCTTTTACAGGACCAGATTGCCCCATATCGTTATCCCGACGCTGATTTAGTTGAATCTTTGTCCGAAGGTATTATGGAAGTGCGCCGTTTGCGCCCAGATATCTTAAGAGGGTACCTTCGTACTACTCTTCCAAGTTATTCAACATCTAGCATGTCAGCCACTGTAGATATTGATTATCAATATAGGCAAGCATTTGTGTATTACATTTGCGGGCAAGCCCAGCTTCGCGACGATGAAAACACCCAAGATACTCGTTCAGCGGCGTTTCTAAATAAGTTTGTCTCCCAACTCTTAACCATTCAAGCGTGAGGGTATAATGGCAAACGCAGATATGCTTCGTCTTATAGATAACGCGAGAGTTCGGTTACCCGGAGCGCTTGACGGTACTATTCAGAATGAACTTTTTTACTGCATGAATGAATTTTTTCAAAATTCAAACATTTGGTACGAAGATATTGATTTTGACGTAACAACCACCACCCAGACATATATTGAGAACCCAGACGCGTACACTTATTTAATTGTCCCAACTTCCGGTGTAATCAACCGGTTAATGGGTATTGGTAATTCTCAAGGTGTTTCGCAAGCTGCTACAATGGCAACTCCGGGCGAAATTATTCTTGCATACGCTCCAAATGCAAACGATACCTATACAGCACGGGTGTTTTTAACAGTAACCGACCCAGTGACTCGTGACGGGTACCCAGAATTTCCTGCTTGGATTTTGAATAAATATGGTAATGACATCCTTGAAGGTGTATTAAGTCGGATGATGGGGCAGGTTGCAAAACCATATTCAAACCCGCAAATGGCAGTAGCACACGGTAGAAACTTTAAAGGTGCTATTTCACAAGCTAAGGTTGAAGCGCAACATAAAAACGTGTATCGTGCTCAAGCTTGGAATTTTCCGCAGACATTTGCTCGCAGGCGGTATTGGAAATTTTAAAAAGTTACCTGCGTGGTAACACATACGGAGATACGAGATGGCGTCTTATAATAAGTTCAATCAGTTTACCAAAGACCTGATCGACGGTAAGCACAATTTCGGGTCAAATGCTTTTAAGGTTATGTTAACCAATACTGCTCCGGTTTCCACGAACCAAATTAAAACCGACATTACAGAAATTTCGGCTGGATCAGGGTATACTGCCGGTGGTACAGCGACGACAATTACGGAAAGTACTTCTTCCGGTGTTGCTAAAGTTGTAGGTACCAACGTGGTGTTTACGTCAACCGGAACAATTGGACCTTTCCAGTACGCGGTGCTTTATAATGACACCCAGACAAGTCCTGCTAAACCACTTATTGCTTGGTGGGATTATGGCTCATCTATTACTCTTGCAAATACTGAAACACTGACTGTTGCGTTTGATGCGACCAACGGTATCTTCCAAATCTCGTAAGGATTTAGTCCATGACCGTTTCACTCAAACACGCATTTAATTCGTCAAAATCCGATGGTACCGATTCGACACTTGTTCAACCATCGAATTGGAACGCCGAACATACCTTGACGATGGCAACTGCGCGTTTGCTTGGACGTACCACAGCATCTACCGGCGCAGCAGAAGAAATTAGCGCGGGTGCAAATCTAGCATTATCGGCAGGTTCTCTTGATTTAGCACCCAACATTGCAGTGGGTACTGCCCAAACTAGTTCATCTACAAGTACTACACCGGTTTTAAGTTTTAATGCTTCTAATTCACCCGTTGCCTCAGGTGCTACAGTTTCAGGTAGTTATTTGCAGGTAATGCTGCAAAATAAATCTGGTACCGCTGGCGCGTCTACCAATTATGTTTTGAGCAACGATTTAGGAACAGATAGCACTTATTACGGCGAGTTCGGTATGAATTCGTCGGTATTTAGTTCATCGACTCCTTCGGACTTTTTTAGCATTAACAATAGCATTTACTTTTCAGGGCATGACGGCGACGTTGCCGTTGGTTCGGGAAATGGCTATAAATTTTACGTTCCATGGGGCGCAACAGGCGCAAGTGCACACGTTGTTAACGCCTCTGGTGCACTTGGATTTAGTACCAATCTTGGTACAACCCCCTCTACATCCGGTACTTCTGGGTTTGGTACTTCGGGTCAATTTCTTATTTCTGCTGGTTCCGCAGCAGCTCCGGCATGGGGTTCTTCAGTACCTACATTAACTGTTACCCATAACGCATACGCTTCAATTGTTGGGTTAACGGACGCGGCTACCATTGCGGTGGATATGTCCGTCACAGGCGGCAACAACTTCTCCGTGACGCTTGCGGGCAACCGCACCCTTGGTAATCCTACAGGGCTTACCGCAGGACAATCAGGCATCATCTACGTGACACAAGATGCCACTGGTTCCCGTACACTTGCTTACTCGTCTTACTGGAAATTCCCCGGTGGAACGGCCCCAACGCTTACTACTACTGCCAATGCGGTCGATGCTTTGGTTTACACGGTGCGTACAAGCACCAGCATCACGGTCCAGTCCATCTTGAACATCGCGTGATCTGAATGGCTTTACCAGTAGAGATCAACCCACTACAGTTTAAAACATCGGGCGGCTACACTGTCAGCAACTCGCTGCGCTTCCGCTCGTTTGCAAGTGCGTATTTGAATAGGACTCCCCCAACGGCAGGTAATCAACAAAAATTTACTTGGAGTGGGTGGGTAAAGCGTGGGGCGCTTGCTTCCGAACAGTGTTTAATTTCAACCCGTGTGGACGACAATAATAAAGGGTTTTTTTCGTTTACTAGCGGGGATGCTTTATACTTTTTAACAAATTCTGGTGGAACCATTGTTTGTCAAGTTACTACGTCTGCTTTATTTCGTGACCCATCAGCTTGGTATCATATTGTTTTAGCCGTAGACACAACGCAAGCCACAGCAACAAGCCGAGTATTGATGTATGTTAACGGAGTTTTGCAAAATATAACTATCAACACACAAGTTTCTCAAAACACAAATCTTAATTTTAATATTGCTCAAGCAACGGCTATTGGTCGCCAGCAACAATCTACGCCAACCAATTATTTTGACGGCTACCTAACCGAAATCAATTTTATTGATGGTCAACAACTTACACCATCCTCGTTCGGCACATACGACGCCAATGGCGTATGGCAACCGATTAAGTATAGCGGAACGTATGGCACGAATGGTTTCTATCTGACCTTCGGCAATACGACATCCACCACCACGCTTGGCTATGACACGTCTGGTAATAGCAATAACTGGACGACGAACAACATCTCCCTGACGGCTGGCAAAACATACGACAGCATGACGGACAGCCCTACTGTTACGTCTGCAACGGTGGCTAATTATGCTGTATTTAATCCGCTGTCTCAACTTAATTCAGCATCAACATATCTTACGAATGGAAATTTACAATTTACCGATGCTAGTAATGGTTCAGTTTGGCGGAGATTATCGGCTTCAATTGCTACTAATTCAGGTAGCGGAAAATTTTATTGGGAAGCACAGATCACTTCGTTGTCAAATGCCATTGGCAACCAATTAGGTATTGTCACTGCAACAGATATAACATCAGGCGCACCGACAACAACTGGTTGGCAATTATATTGGAATATTGTAAATTATCAAAAAATTGGTCCATCGGGAACAACCACTTTAACCGGAACTCCGTCTGTAAGCGATTTAGTGACTATTGCTTATGATGCAGTAAACGGTCAAATTTGGTTTGGTCGCAATGGCACTTGGTTTGAAGGCAACCCATCAGCAGGAACGGGTGCTAGTTTCACGGGAATTTCCGTCAATACAATTCCATATGCTGCTGTATTTACTGTATCGGGTTCGTCTACAGGTTTTGCTATCAACTTCGGCCAACAACCCTTCATCTACACCCCACCAACGGGCTTCAAGGCGCTGAATACCTACAACCTACCCACGCCTACGATTGCTAATGGCGCACAGTATATGGCGGCTACGACCTATACGGGTAATGGTTCTACGCAGTCTATTAACAACGGCAATAACACGACTATTGCTACTACATTTCAGCCAAACCTTGTATGGTTTAAGGGAAGAAGTGTGGCTACAAATCATCTATTAGAAGATTCTGTTAGAGGCGCTGGATACGGTCTTAATTCCAATCTTACAAACGCAGAATCATCCGGTGTTGGAACAGGTCTAACAAGTTTTGCAAGTACTGGATTTGCGTTAAGCGGCGATTTTAGCGGTGCAGGAAGCTGTAATGTTAACGGTACTACTTACGTTGCATGGCAATGGCAAGCTGGTACAGCGGCTGGATCGTCCAACACCAATGGCAGCATCACGTCTACGGTATCGGCTAATACGACAGCGGGATTTAGTATTGTCGCATATACGGGAACAGGTGCTAACGCGACTGTCGGGCATGGTCTTGGTGTTGCTCCAAGCATGATTATTACTAAAGTGCGTTCTACATCTGGTGCAGATTGGAGTGTTTATCATTCTGCTTTGGGTGCAACGCAATATCTTCTTTTAGACACTACAGCAGCAGCCGCGTCATCAGTAAACTTTTGGAACAATACGGCTCCAACGTCTTCTGTTTTTAGCGTTGGTATTAGCGGGGGAACAAACAACAGTGGCAATACCATGATTGCCTACTGCTGGGCCGCAGTACCGGGCTATTCGGCATTTGGTAGCTACACGGGTAATGGTTCAACGGATGGACCATTTGTGTATACAGGATTTAGGCCGCGTTGGATGATGATGAAACGGTCAGATGCCATAGGTAGTTGGTATATGTTTGATACGTCCAGAGATACATATGATGTGATGTCCGCAGTTTTATTAGCAAGCGCATCTGATGCAGAAACTTCTGTAGTATCAGTTGATGCTCTGTCTAATGGTTTTAAGTTACGTCTAGCAGGTGCGCCAAACGTATCTAGCGGCACATACATCTACGCCGCATTTGCAGAAAACCCATTCAACTCGTCGAGGGCAAGATAATGTTTTTACTTAATGGCAACCCACTGCAACTTGATGTGCCGTTCACGCATGACGACATCCAGTACCCTGCGAATTGGTTGCGGCTTGCTTCACCAGAAGATAGGGCAGCGATTGGCATCACCGAGGTTGCTGAACCAGAACGCTATGATGAT